AAAGACGTTTGCACCGTCACCCGCCGCCCCAGCCTTCTTGCTACATCCGCAGTTCAGAGCCTTTGGGGTTGCTAGGATTGACGTTATGCCTAACCCTCCTAAACCGATTGAGCAGAAACGTTTGCTCGGTAATCCTGGTAAGCGTGCGATGCCTAGTGACGGTAACACAATAACCCTTTATTCGGGTTCGCGTCAACCGTTGGCCCCGCTTGGTGAGGCTGGTCAGGCGTTGTGGGATTCGGTGTTCTCTGAGGGTGAGTTGTGGATTTCGCCGCGGACTGATGTCGCGTGGTTGCAGGTTGTGTGTGAACTACTTGACCGGCGTGAAGTGTTGAAAGCTGAGTGGATTGCTGACCCGACTAACCGGCCAGTGAATATGAGCTTGTTGGAAACGGAGAAGATGATTCAGTCGGGGCTTGGGTTGCTTGGGTTCACTCCTACGGATCGCTCGCGTTTGGGTGTGGCCGAGGTGAAGGCTAAAAGCAAGCTTGAGGAGTTGATGGAGCGCCGCGCTAACCGGGAGGAACAGCGTGGATAGTTGGCCTCCGGCGTGGTTGACTCCGGTGCCTGAGAAGGCTATTGAGCTTGGGCGTGAGATGGAGCCTGTGGTGAATTTCATTGAGGCTTTCGGTATTGTCACGAAGGATTCGGTTGCGGGTAAGGCTGGGAGCCCGTTGGTGTTGCGTGAGTGGCAGAAGTCTTTGGTCGAACATTTGTTCGCATGGGATGACGGCGGGATTCGTTCGCGTGTTTCCCTTGTCGGAATGCCCAGGAAGTCAGGGAAGTCTGCCCTGGGTTCGATGATTGGTTTGTATTCGCTCATTCTTGGGCCTCGTGGTGCTGAGGTGTATTCGGTGGCTGCGGAGAAGGAGCAGGCGCGGATTGTGTTCGCTGATGCTAAGCGCACTGTGGAAGCTTCGCCGGAGCTGTCGGCGTTGACGAAACTTTATCGGGATGCGATTGAGTTGCCTTCGTTCAACTCTGTGTATCGGGTGCTCAGTGCTGAGTCTGTAACTAAAGAAGGTTTGAGTCCGACCACGGTTATTTTTGATGAGTTGCACGCTCAGCCTGACCGGGAACTGTTTGACGTGTTCTCGTTGGCTATGGGTGCTCGTGGGAAACTTGCGACTCTCATTGCGATTACTACCGCTGGGGTTCGTTCGGATCGCATGGGTAAGGATTCGATTGCGTTCAGTCTTTACAACTATGGGAAGCGTTTGGCTTTGGGTGAGGAGAAGGATGACACGTTCTTCATGGCGTGGTGGGAGGCACCCGAGGGGGCTGATCATCGTGACCCGGAAACGTGGCGGGCCGCTAACCCTGGGTTTGGGGATTTGAATGCTGAGTCGGATTTTCATTCGGCTATCAAACGCACACCGGAAGCTGAGTTCAGGATTAAGCGTTGCAATCAGTGGGTGTCGAGTGTGGAAACGTGGTTGCCTGCCGGGTCGTGGGATGAGTGCGCTGGTGAGGTAAACCTAACCTCGGATGATGAGATTGTGCTCGGGTTTGACGGTTCGTATAACGGTGATGCTTCGGTGATTGTGGGTGCTGTGGTTCCCAGAGGTGATGAGCCGGTGAAGGTGTTTATGGTGAAGGCGTGGGAGAAGGATTTGGAGCATGACGGCCCTGAGTGGCGGGTGGACATTGGGGAGGTTGAGCAAACAGTTTTGGATTTCTGTCAGAAACATAATGTGAAGGAGATCGCGTGTGACCCGTTCCGTTGGCAACGGTCTATGGAGTTCTTGGAGAATCAGGGGTTGCCGGTGGTTGCGTTCCCGCAGTCCCCGCAACGAATGATAAAGGCGTGTGCCGGATTCTTTGATGCGGTGGCTGAGAAGCGTCTAATCCATGACGGTGATGCGTTGCTTGCCCGGCACATAAGTAACACTGCTATCAAGTTGACTCCTGCCGGCCCTCACATCAAGAAGGAAAACCCTAACTCCCCTCGGAAGATTGATGCTGCGGTGGCGGCTATCCTCGCTGTTGACCGGGCCTCCGGTAAGATAGAAGAAACGGTTGTGCCCGAGTTTTTTGGTTAGGGGTCTGATGGCTACGGTTTTGCAGGTTGCGGGTATGGCCGGAATCACGGTGGGCGTGTTACTGCTGAGTGTCCCTGCCGGGTTGGTTGTTGGCGGGGTTTGTTTGTTGGTTGTCGGATTTGCGTTAGGAAAGTAACCCGTGGTTTTGAATCGCCTTTTTGAGCAGCGTGCCATCTCGTTTCAGACCGTGTTTTCAGCGGGTGACGATCTAGCTTTCGGCAACTTGTCGGACACGTTTATTGACTCCAAGACTGTGTTCCAAGTCAACGCAGTGTTTAGCGCGGTGTCGTTGATTGCCGACACGATTAGCACGCTCCCGTTGGATGCTTACATTCGGATTGACGGGCAACGGCGGGCGTTCCGTCCTCGCCCCGCATGGGTTGACAAACCGGATATCGCGTTGCCTCGGACAGCGTTCTACAATTCCGCAATCGTCAGTCTTTTGCTCGATGGCAATTTATTCGTGCGTGTCTTTAGCAACCAGCGGGGCGAAATCGTGAACCTGGTTGTCCTAAACCCGTTGACCGTTGAGGTGAAACGTAACGCCCGCGGTGAGGCCGTGTTCACGGTGGAGAACGAGTCTAAGACACTGACGTCTGAGGACATCATCTTTATCCCGGATGTGTTACGGCCTGGTCAGATGCGCGGTGTTTCGCGTGTCGAGGCTTTGAAAGAAAACTTCGGTTTGGCGCTCGCGTTGGAAAAGTTCGCTGCAACCTTCTTCGGTAATGGCACGAACCTATCGGGTGTGATTGAGGTTGACCAGAATTTGACGGCGGAGCAGGCCGAAAACTTGCGCAACGGTTTCGATTCGAAGCATCGCGGTTGGCGTAGAGGCCACCGTACCGGCGTTCTGTCGGGTGGTGCGAAGTTCAAGACCACACAGGTTGACCCTGAGTCCTCGCAAAGTATTGAGGCTCGCAGGTTGGCTGTGGAGGATATTGCCCGCGCATTCAACATTCCGGCAAATATGCTGAACATTCCTGGGACTACGACTTACGCGAGCGTGGAGCAAAACAACATTCAGTTCATCACTCACACGTTGCGACCTATCGTTCAGAAGCTCGAGGATGCGTTCTCACCTTTGATGACTCGTTACCCTGGTGGGCAGACAGCTTTCATCAAATGGAACCTTGACGGGCTTGCACGCGCAGACCTGTCATCGAGAATGAGCGCTTACAGCATTGGGATTCAGGCCGGGTTCATGTCAATCAACGATGTGCGCCGCCTCGAGGACATGAGCGACATTGATGACCCGGCTGCACGTAACGTGCGGGTGCCGTTGGCGAACATCAACATTGAGGGTGCCGACCTTGTGGCGGATGAGAAGCGTGTCAAGATGGCTCAGGTTTTGGTGTTGTCGGGTTATGATCCGGCTGAAGCTTTGAGGGCTGTTGGTTTGAATCCGATTGCTCATACTGGTTTGGCTTCTACACAGTTGCAGCCGGTGGCGCAGGTTGACCCAGAGAACCCTGGTGCTGTTTACGAGGTGCAATAATGCCGATAGAGCATAGACAGGTGACTGTGGGGACTGCTGTTGTGGAGATTGTTGGTCACGATAATCAGCCTCACGAGGTTCACGTTCACAACAACAACAACGATAACGCGCACATTCTCTATCTTGGCGGGTCGGCTGTCACTACGTCTACGGGTTTGCGTCTTGGGCCAGAGGAAACTTTGACAATGAACTTGGGGCCAGATGATCGTCTTTATGCCGTATCGAATCACACTGCAACCGTGGCGAGTGTGTTGGATATTAGGAAACAGGACTGATGGCACCGTATTTCATTAGTGACACTGCTGAGGGGTGTGATGGTTGGGCTACCGTGAAGGATGACGGTGAAGTTTTGGGTTGCCACGTGACGAAGCAGGATGCTATAGATCAGGGTGTTGCGATTGCGCTTGCCGAGGATTCCACGTTTAAGGGTGAACGGTCTGTGAGGGCTGAACCTGGTGAGCTTGTGTTGGGCGATTTTGTGGAGTGGGATTCTTCGGGCGGGATGGCTCGGGGCCGTATCGAGCACATTATGACTGAGGGCACTTTGGGGATTCCCGATTCGTCTTTCAGTATTGAGGCCACACCTGATGACCCTGCTGCGTTGATTCGTATTTATCGGTCCGATGAGAGTGATACGGGTGAAGTGTATTGGGATGAAACTGACATTCTTGTCGGTCACAAGTTTTCGACTTTGACGAAGATTGACCCGTTGCCTGGTGAGCCTGAAGATGATGGTGACGATGATGTTGATGGTTTGCGTCAGGTTGATTTGAGTGCCCCAGCGTATATGAGGGCGAGCGCTAGGCGTGGCCTGGAATGGCATCGTGAAGGTTTGTCGGGTGATGGTGTTGTGGATGCCACGATCCGTGAAGCGCGTGCAATGGCTGAGGGTAATGTGACCGCTGACAAGTGGGTTCGTTTGCGGGCGTGGATTTCCCGTCACCTTGTTGACATGGATGCGCCGGCTAACATTCCGGGGAATGAAAACTATCCGGGGCCTGGTGCTGTGGCTATGGCGTTGTGGGGTGGTGGCGGTTCGAAACGTAGTGCCGAGCGTGCTCTGGATTACGCGGATGGTGTGGTTGGTAGACTTGTAGAAGAAAACGAAGGCAGGAGTACCGTGACTGGACAAGCTAAGAGCAAACTCGAAACCCGTATCGTTGAGGTTGACAAGTTTGAAATCCGTGAGGATGCCTCCGGGATGTTTTTGGAGGGTTACGCGGCACTGTTCAACTCTCGCAGTGAGAACCTGGGCGGGTTCACTGAAACCATCCAGCCTGGTGCGTTCCGTGGATCGTTGCAATCCCGCAACGACATCAAGCTTCTATGGAACCACGACAGCGGGGCCGTCTTAGGTTCGACTCGTGCCGGCACTTTGACGTTGACTGAGGATGAGCGTGGCCTGAAAGTTTCCGCGACCCTGCCTGACACAACTTATGGGCGGGATGCTCGCGAGCTTGTTCGCCGTGGCGATGTGACCGCGTTTTCGTTTGGCTTCTCAATGCCTGCCCGTGGTGGCGATTCGTGGAATAGTGAGGGCACTGAGCGCGTTTTGAAGGTCGTGCGTTTGCACGAGGTTTCGCTGGTTGCTTTCCCGGCTTATCCTGCCACGAATGGCACGGCTACGGTTCGAGGGTTGGACAAGATTGCACAGCGTGCGAACGTGGATGCTGATGCTCTCGCTGATGCGTTGTTGAAGATTGAGAACGGTGAGGACATTTCTTCGGATGACCGCACACTATTGCAGACAGTAATCGATGAGCTGGCACCGACCCCTGAACCTCCGGTGGTGGATAACAGTTTGGAGATGCTCGCTTTGAAGAAGAAGAAGCTGCAACTCCTGATGGGGTACTAATGGCAACCGTTGAGCAGATTGCGTCAATACTTTTCGATGTGGTTGAGGATGTTGGTGTGGCTGAAATGTTGGCCCGCCGGATTGTTGGACTCGATGACGAGCCGACTAAAGAAACCCGTGTTTTGAAGGCTGCGGAAACGCGCTAGAGCGGGTTTGCCCCTGCCAGGTATTCCACCCTTTCCCTGGTGGGGGCTTTTCTTTTGGAACGGGTTGCACGGCCTGGTTTAGAATTAGAAGTATCCGGTGTGCGTCATCGCTACGGTGAGCGATTCTGTGTCATCACGGTTGCGATCTATTTATTCAATTCCATTTAGGAGAAACACAAATGTCCGAGTTTATTAAGCGCCAGCAGGAGCTTAAGGCTAACTTGACTATGCAGATTCGTACCGTCATTGACGATGCTGAAGCTGAAGGTCGTGGCCTGGATTCTGCCGAGCTAGAAAAAATTGACCGTATCGAATCCGATATTGTCGCTGCACAGCGTTCGATTGAGACTGCCGCAAAGAATGAGGAGCGTGCCGCTGAGGTCGCTGCTGCTTCCCGCGGTTTTGAGGTTGCAACCGAAGCACCAACTGACACTGCCGAAATCTTCCGTGCGATGTACCGTGGTGAAATTCGCGAGCACACGTTCGGTTTTGAGAAGCGTGCCACACTGGTTCCTTCTGCCAACACTGTCCCAGTAGCATTCCTTGACAGAATCTACGCATTGGCCCGTTTGGTCGGCCCTTACATGGCGACCTCTGAAATGATTCAGCGTACTTCTGGTGAGGATCTTCGTATCCCCGTTTTCACCGCGTACCCTACTGCTAGCGAAACTGCTGCCGGTTCTGCGCTGAGTGAGTCGGAGGCAACCTATTCGTCACTTCTGATTCAGATGTCGAAAAATGGCTTCATCACCAAGATCGCTAACGAACTGATTACTGATGTTGGGTTCGACCTAGAGAGCACTTTGGTTGAGCAGGCTGCGAACGCTATCGGTACCCGCATCAACACTTTGGTGCACGCGGCTGTTACGGCTGTGGCAACTGTGGGGGGAACGGCTGGAACGGCTACGGCTATTACGGCTGACGAAATCATCTCCCTCCAGTTCGCTATGGATGGAATGGTTCGTATGCTCCCCGGTTCCGGCTACATGGTCAGCACTTCTACTCTCGGAGCAATCCGTAAGCTGAAGGATAGCAACGGATCGTACATTCTCGATCCTGTTGGCCCGGAGGGTGTTTCTACTATCCTGGGTCGTCCAGTGTATGAGAACCCTGCAGTTGCGAACATTGCGACTGGTAACAAAGCGGTGTTCTTTGGTCACTGGCCGTCTGTGAAAATCAGCACCACGGGCCTGCAAGCCGCAGTGTCCAGTGAGGCGTTTTTCGAGAACGACATCACCGCCTTCCGTTATATCCAACGTCTCGGCGCTGGTGTTGCGAACGGTGCGTCACACATCAAGTTCCTGCTCCAGCCATAGGCTGAAGTAGAACGGGCTGAGAGCCCCTGCCGTGTTGTAGGTTTCACGGCGGGGGCTTTCGCTATTATGTTCGAATGACCTACGAAAAAATTTCCGGCCTTATCTCCCTTGCAAGTAACAGTCCTGGCCCTACGGGTTACGGTGTGCAAGCCGAGTTTCTGGTGCGTTACATGAAACGGCACCGAATGAATGTGGGCATCCTGTCAAACTATGGGCAGGAGGGTTCGGTTGGGGAGTATCGCACTGAGTTTGGTGTGGTGCCTCACTATCCGCGTGGTGTTGCACCTTATTCGCAGGATGTGTTGACCCCGTGGCATAACCATCATCGCGCTTCAGCACCCGATGTGAAACACGCGATCATGACCTTGTATGACGTTTGGGTTTACAACGGGTGGAAGGATGAGGTGCCGGTCATTTCTTGGGTGCCACTAGATCACGTGACGCTGCCTCCGCAGGTGGGATTGTTTTTGAGCCGGGAGAACGTGACCCCGGTGGCAATGGCCCCGCATGGGAAACGACAGTTGGATAACGCTGGGATAGATTCCGTTTATATTCCTCACGCTGTGAACACGAAGGTGTTTGCTAAGACTCCGAAGATGATGGGGCCGGAGGGGATGACTCCGACACGGCAATTGTTGGGTGTGGATGATGACACTTTTTTGGTGGCGATGGTGGCCGCGAATAAAGCGAACGGTCTAATCCACCGCAAAAACTATGACATAAACTTTTTGGCTTTCGCCGCGCATTTGCAGAAGTTCCCTGACTCTCACTTGTATGTTCACGCTGACCCAGCACCCAATGTTGGCGGGTTTGATTTGGTGATGCTGGCACGGGTGTCTGGGATTCCACCAGAGAAGATTACGTTTGCTAACCGGGATCAGTATCGGATTGGGTACAGTCAGGCTGACCTTGCCGCGTTGTATTCGGCAGCGGATGTGTTGTTGGCTACGTCTTATGGAGAAGGTTTTGGCGTTCCGTGTATCGAGGCACAAGGCGCGGGCTGTAGAGTCATCGCTTCGAACTGGGCGGCCTCACCAGACTTGATTGCAGAGGATGGTTGGTTGGTGGACGGGCAACCGTTTTGGGATGCACCGCAGGGCGCGTTCTTCCAGGTGCCTTCCCTCGGTTCGGTGGTGTCAGCGTTGGAGCTGGCCTATAACGGGGAGCGCGGGTTTTCTGCGGTGTCCCGTAAGTTTGCGCTCGACTTTGATGAGGAGAAGGTGTGGGCCGACTATTGGATGCCTTTTCTGAGGGGGTATTTTGGTGGATAAGCTCATTGTTTACACTGGCGGCACGTTTGACCTGTTTCATTCCGGGCACGTCAATTTTCTGTGGAAGTGTTCACAGCTTGGGCGGGTTGTGGTGGCGTTGAACACGGATGAGTTTATTGAGGCGTATAAGGGCAAGAGCCCGGTGTGTTCTTTTGAGGAGCGTGCGGAGGTTTTGTTGGCGTGCCGTTGGGTTGATGATGTGCTGCCAAATGTGGACGGGGCGGATTCGCGCACAAGCATTGACATGGTGGGGCCAGACATTATTGCTATTGGCACGGATTGGGCTAGGCGAGATTATTATGCCCAGATGCAATTTACGCAGGATTGGTTGGATGAGCGTGACATTTCCCTAATCTATATTCCTTACACTCACAGCATTTCGACCACGAAGCTGAAGGCGCGTAGTGCTGACCGTAATCGGGTCTAGTCCTGACCGCAGCGGGTGGCTTGCTGATTGTTCAGCGTCGTTGGGGCGGGAGCACATTGCGGTGGTGAGTTTCGGTTTCGAGTTGGCGAAGATTGCTTGGGTGATGGAGAACACGACTGTAGATCGTTTCTTTTTCTTGCAGGATTCTTGGCAGATAAAGTCGGCTAAGTTTTGGGATTTGTTGGAACAGTTTGAGGGGTCTGTGGCGTTGACCCGCGACCCGTATTTCTTCGGGTGTTATACGGGCGTTTATCAGCGCTCAGTTGTGGAGCGAATCGGCATACCAGAGGTTAAGGATAAGCAGGATTCAATCCTGTTGGAGATTGACTGGCACCGGCGTTATGTGGGGGCGAGTGGGGAGCCGACAGTGTTGTTTCCTGAGTTGACGGATAAGAACGCTACGGATGTGGTGGAGCGTCACGGGCGTAAGAACCTGGTGTTGGAGAATGACCTTGTGGTGAAGTGGAAGGGAACGTGGTGTTAGAGAACCTGATTGTGCCGGTGCTAAACCGTTA